TACCCGAAAGAATTAAGTAGAATAAAAAGCAGATTTGACTGGGAAGAATACCCAACTGAATTTAAAGAAAAGTGGTACGATTACATAGATGAAGAGTTTAAAAGAAGAGAACAAGGTTACTGGTTTTATAATAACAATATTCCTACTTATATTACTGGTACTCATTACATGTACTTACAATGGTCAAAGATTGACGTTGGTGCAGCAGACTACAGGGAAGCAAATAGATTGTTCTTTATATTTTGGGAAGCATGTAAAGCAGATAACAGGTGTTACGGGATGTGCTACCTTAAAAACAGACGATCTGGGTTTTCGTTTATGTCATCATCAGAACTTGTTAACCAAGCAACAATATCTTCAGATGCTAGGTTCGGTATACTTTCAAAAACTGGATCAGACGCAAAAAAAATGTTTACAGATAAAGTTGTACCAATATCCGTTAATTATCCATTTTTCTTCAAGCCAATTCAAGACGGTATGGATCGGCCGAAGACTGAGTTGGCATATAGGGTTCCAGCTTCAAAGCTTACTAGACGTAAACTAGATGATAATGTAAAGCTAAAAGAGTTAAGAGGTTTAGATACAACTATTGACTGGAAAAACACAGGTGACAACTCTTACGATGGTGAAAAGCTAAAGCTATTAGCTCATGATGAAAGTGGTAAATGGGAGAGACCTGATAACATATTAAATAACTGGAGGGTTACAAAAACTACATTAAGACTAGGTCGTAGGATCGTAGGTAAATGTATGATGGGTTCAACTTCAAATGCTTTAGAAAAAGGTGGAAACAACTTTAAGAAATTATACGACAGTTCAGACGTTACAAGAAGAAATAAAAACGGACAAACAGCTTCTGGACTGTATTCTTTATTCATCCCTATGGAGTGGAACTACGAAGGATTCATGGATACTTTTGGATCACCTGTATTCGTTACGCCAAAAAATAAAACATTCGGAGTTGATGGTATTGAAGTTGAAACAGGAGTTATCGAGCACTGGGAAAACGAAGTTGACGGGTTAAAAGACGATCCTGACAGTTTAAATGAATATTACAGGCAATTTCCAAGAACTGAAAAACACGCTTTCAGAGACGAAATTAAATCTTCATTATTTAATCTAACTAAAATATACGAACAAATAGATTTTAATGAAGAATTAAATAATACAGTACAAACGACTGTTGGTAATTTTCAATGGTTAAAAGGTGTTAAGGATACTAGTGTTGTTTTTTTACCTTCTAAAAATGGTAGATTTAATGTTAGTTGGGTTCCTCCATTAGATTTACAAAATAACGTAATAAATAAAAATGGAGTTAAATACCCAGGTAACGAACACATTGGAGCATTTGGTTGTGATTCTTATGATATTAGCGGTACTGTTGACGGTCGCGGTTCTAAAGGAGCGTTACATGGACTAACTAAATTCTCTTTAGAAGATGCTCCACCAAATCACTTTTTTTTAGAATATATAGCTAGACCACAAACAGCTGAAATATTTTTTGAAGATGTTCTTATGGCTTTAGTTTTTTATGGTATGCCTATACTAGCTGAAAATAACAAACCAAGGTTGTTGTACTATTTAAAAAGAAGAGGCTATAGGCAGTTTAGTATTAACAGACCAGATAAAGTTTGGAATAAACTTTCTATAGCGGAAAAAGAAATAGGTGGTATACCAAACTCAAGTGAAGACATTAAACAAGTTCATGCTGCAGCTATTGAGGCTTATATAGAAGACTTTGTAGGTCTACGTGAGTCTGGTTATGGAGACATGTATCATCAACGCACTTTAGAAGATTGGTCTCAATTCGATATAAATAAAAGAACTAAACATGATGCTTCTATTAGCTCTGGTTTAGCAATAATGGCTTGTAATAAAAATAAATACAAACCAAACTTGAAAAGACAAGTTAAGAGCATGGATTTAGGTTTTAAAAGATATGACAACGACGGAGTAACTTCACAAATAATATAATAAATGATTTACACTAATACACAAAGTTCCTTTCCTGATCAGGTAGTTCCACAAGAAGAGAAAATGACACTTGACTATGGTTTGCAAGTAGGTAGAGCCATTGAAGACGAGTGGTGGGCTGCTGGGGTTGGCGGAGCTAGATACACAAATAATTATAACGTATTTCATAGAAGAAGATTATATGCAAGAGCAGAACAATCTATACAGAAGTACAAAGATGAAATGGCTATTGATGGTGATTTATCTTACTTAAACCTAGATTGGACACCTGTGGCTATTATACCTAAGTTTGTAGATATAGTTGTTAATGGTATGTCAGAAAAAATATATGACATAAAAGCTTATGCTCAGGATCCAGCTTCTCAAAGAAAAAGAACTGCCTATGCTGAAAAATTGCATAAAAATATAGTTACTAGAGACTTTATAGAAGAGGTTAAAGCTCAAATGGGAGTTGACATATCTGAAGTAAAAGATATGAGTAACCCTCCAGAAAACGAAGAAGAACTTGAAATACATTTACAGTTAGACTATAAGCAGTCTGTAGAAATAGCTGAAGAAGAAGTTATTAATAATACTTTAGATAGAAATAAATACGAACTAACTAAACGTAGGCTTTATAGAGATTTAGTTGAACTTGGTATTGGTGCTGTTAAAACAACCTGGAATAAATCAGAAGGTGTTGTTGTTGATTATGTTGACCCAGTTAACCTTGTTTATTCATACACTGATGATCCTAATTTTGAAGATATATACTACGTAGGTGAAGTAAAAAATATTTCATTACCAGAACTTAAGAAGCAGTTTCCAGACATAACAGATGAAGAGTTAGAGAACATTCAAAAAATGCCTGGTAATACTAACTACAGAAGATCTTACAGAGGTAATAGAGATAGCGACACGATACAGGTTTTATATTTTGAATACAAAACTTATAGTGATCAGGTTTTTAAAATAAAGAAAACAGCTAATGGACTAGAAAAAGCTTTAGAAAAGCCAGATTCTTTCGCTCCGCCACCAAACGATGGCTTTGAGAGAGTAAGTAGATCTATAGAGGTTCTTTACCATGGTGCAAAAATATTAGGGCATCCAATAATGCTGGATTGGAAGGTTGCAGAAAATATGACTAGACCTAATTCAAACCTTTGTAAAGTAAATATGAATTATACTTTGTGTGCTCCTTCAATGTACAAGGGTAGAATTACTTCTTTAGTTGAACGTATGATAACTTTTGGTGACATGATACAATTAACATCACTTAAGTTACAACAAGTTTTAGCTAGGATGGTTCCTGATGGTGTTTACTTAGATGTTGATGGCTTAGCAGAGGTTGATTTAGGTAATGGAACTAGCTATAATCCTCGTGAAGCTTTAAACATGTACTTCCAAACTGGTAGTATTGTAGGTAGATCGATGACGCAGGATGGTGACATGAACCCTGGTAGAGTACCAATACAAGAGTTACAAACGTCAGCTCATCAAGCTAAAATACAAAGTTTAATACAAACTTATCAATATTACTTACAAATGATAAGGGATGTGACGGGTCTTAATGAAGCTAGAGATGGGAGTAATCCAGATAAAGATGCTTTATTAGGTTTACAAAAACTAGCTGTTGCTCAATCAAATGTTGCAACTAGACACATACTAGATGCAGGTTTATATATTACGTTAAAAACTTGTGAAAACGTAGCTTTAAGAGTTGCAGATTCTTTAGAGTTTGAATTAACTAACGAATCATTAGTTAATAGTATAAGTTTGTATAATGTTGCTACTTTAGAAGAAATAAAAGACTTACATCTTTATGATTTTGGTATTTATTTAGATTTAGAACCAGACGAAGAAGATAAACAAATATTAGAGCAAAACATTGAAATAGCCTTAAAGGGTAATCAAATAAACCTTGAAGATGCTATTGATATAAGAAATATACACAATCTTAGACTAGCTAACCAGTTGTTAAAACTTAAAAGAAGACAAAAAGCTAAACAAGATCAAGAAGCTCAACAAAGGATGATACAGTCTCAAGCACAAGCTAATGCTGAATCAGCTGAGAAAGCAGCTATGTATGAAGTACAAAAAAGAGAGGCTATAGCACAAACAGAACTTCAATTAGAAAAAGGAAAATCTGATTTTAAAATTCAACAAATGAGTGCTGAGCTGCAGAATCAATTAACAATAGCTCAACAGAAGTTTGAATTTGACAAACAATTAGCTCAAATAAATATACAAAAAGATGTTAATAGAGAGCAGATGATTGAAGATCGTAAAGATCAAAGATCTAAAATGGAAGCTACTCAACAAAGCTCAATGATACAGCAGAGACAAGATGGTTTATTACCAACTGACTTTGCTACTCAAAACCAAGGACCACCGTTAACAGAAGAACTAGGAGGTCAAGTTCCGAAAATGTAATAAACAACAATAACACAATAATTATATAATATCATATCATGGAAAATAACAAAGTAGAAAACACGCCTCAAGAAGGTGAGTTTAAAATGAAAAAGAAAAAAGGTAGACCTAGAAAACTAGCAAACAACTCAAAAGCTGCAGCTAGAATAGATCTAAATAAGAAAGAAACAAAAACTGAAGAAGATGCCGTTCAAACACAAGAAACAAGCAATAGCGATGTTATTGTCGAAGAAAAGAAAAACGAGGCAAGTGGCGAAAAAGTGGTTGAAGAAATACGGAATGCCGAAGAGCTAGTTGAGGAAAATACAAAACCTGTAATAGAGGAAATATCAAACGAAGAAGATATTAAAGAACCTCAGGTAGCTGTTGAAGAGAAACAAGAATTACCAGAAGGTGTTAATAAACTAGTTCAGTTTATGGAAGAAACAGGCGGTAACATGCAGGATTATATTAGATTAAATGCTGATTATAATAATGTTGATGATGATGCTCTGTTAAAAGAATATTATAAAAATACTAAACCACACTTAGAACCTGATGAAATTGACTTTATAATGGAAGAGAATTTTAAGGTGGAAGAAGATTACGACGAAGAGCGAGATATACGTCGTAAAAAACTCGCAAAAAAGGAAGAGGTTGCAAAAGCAAAAACGTTTTTAGATAGTTTAAAAGATAAGTATTACGAAGAAATCAAGTTGAGGCCTACAGTAAACAATGAACTTACAAAAGCGAGAGAGTTTTTCAATAAATTTTCCAAAGACAAAGAGGTAGCGCAAAAGCGACATGAGATGTTTAAAGACGATACTAAGACTTATTTCTCTGATTTCAAAGGTTTTGAATTCAGTTTAGGAGAAAAAAAGTTTAGATATGGTATTAATAATCCAGAAGATGTTGCTAATGCTCAATCTGACATTTCAAATGTAGTTAAGAAGTTCTTAAATGATAAAGGAGAGGTTGTCGATGTTAAAGGCTATCACAAAGCTATTTACACTGCAAGAAACGCTGATAATATAGCACAACATTTTTATGAGCAAGGCAAGGCCGATGCTGTTAAAGATGTAGTTGCTAAATCTAAAAATATAAACAAAGATGCGCGACAAAGTGCACCTGAAGATGTTCATATAAAAGGGTTTAAATTAAAAGCGGTAAACGGTGTTAATACTAGTAAACTTAAAATAAAAAAACGATAAATAAAACTTAAAATAATAAATTATGGCGGGATTCACAAGCGTAGGTCCAGGTTTAACACCTACTCAAGATCAGTCAGTTCTCTCTACAAACTACTTACAGTGGAATGATAAAGATGGAGATAACTTTGCTGATTTTGCACAACAGTATTTACCTGAATTATACGAACAAGAAGTAGAGAGATTTGGTAACAGAACGTTATCAGGCTTCTTAAGAATGGTTGGCGCTGAGATGCCAATGACATCAGATCAAGTAATTTGGTCTGAACAAAATAGATTACACTTAGGTTACGATACAGTGTCACGTAATGGTGAGACATTCACCGTGACTCTAGGAGGTGATAATGAGCTAGTAATTAGAAAAAATCAAACTTTTGTAGTTTATGACCCAGCAAATGAGAAAACCTTAAAAGGTTTAGTTACTGATGCTCCTAATCCAGGTAATGCAAATACACTAACTTTTGATGGAGCTTGCTATACTGCTGCAGACTTTAATGCTTTAGGAACAACAGGTCTTAAAGTATTTGTTTATGGTTCTGATTTTGCTAAAGGATCACTTGGTATGGAAGGTTCTGTAACTCCAGTATTAACTCAATTTAGTAACAGACCTATTATCATTAAAGATAAGTATTTAGTAAATGGTTCTGATACTGCTCAAATTGGTTGGGTTGAAGTTGCTACTGAAGACGGAACATCTGGGTTTTTATGGTATATGAAAGCTGAATCAGAAACTAGATTAAGATATGAAGATTATCTTGAAATGGCGATGGTTGAAGGTGAACTTGCCGCTGCTGGTTCTGGTGTTGCTGGTTTAGCCGCAGCAACTGAGGCTGGTAAAGGTACACAAGGTTTATTCTCTGCTATAGAAGAAAGAGGTAATGTATATGAAGGTTTTGCTGGCGCTCCAGCCCCTGGAACAGGTGCATTAACAGATTTTGATGCTATACTACAAGAATTAGACTTACAAGGTGCTATTGAAGAAAACATGTTATTCTTAGATAGAGCTACTGCTCTTGATTTTGATGATATGATCGCTGCTATGGCTGGTGGAAGTTTTGCTTCTACTCAAGCTGCTTCTTTCGGTTTATTCGATAACGAAGCTGAAATGGCTCTTAACTTTGGTTTTTCAGGTTTTAGAAGAGGTTCTTATGACTTCTATAAAACTGATTGGAAATACTTAAATGATGCTTCTACTAGAGGTATGGTTGACAACATCAAAGGTGTGTTGATACCAGCTGGAACATCTACTGTATATGATCAAATGTTAGGATCAAATATCAGACGTCCTTTCTTACATGTAAGATATAGAGCTTCTGAAACTGATGATCGTAGAATGAAGTCATGGATTACTGGTTCTGTTGGTGGTGCTTATACATCATCTTTAGATGCTATGGAAGTTCATTACTTATCTGAGAGATGTTTATGTGTTCAAGCTGCTAATAACTTCGTATTATTTACAGCATAGTATACAATTATTAAATAAATGTGGAGGGTTAACGCTCTCCACTTTGTTAACACTTAAAAAAAAAATAAGAAAATGGGATATATATCATTTAAAAAAGCAGGTGGTGAAGTAGATTTACTTCCTGCTGAAAATATAGTACATGTTGGAAATGCAACAAGCACTTCAATTGTTATAGTGTATGGAATCGGTAATGGAGCTGGTTCAGGTAATGGCCTGTCACAGCCAAACCCTGACTTTCTCAATGCTACTGTAAGTTATGGCGATACATCTAGTATTGATGATCCTAATGTAAGAGGATTAATTAATGCTGCTATTGAGTTAGCAAATGGAGCATCTGGCCCTGCTATACGTGTTGGTTTACCAACTTCGGTTGGCGGTGTAGATGTAAAGTTTGGCGCAGGCAGCGCAGGCCAGGGTTAAAACAAACAAACAATAACAAGATCCCGCTTCGGCGGGGTTTTTTTAAAAACAATTATATTATATATTATGAAAAACGAAGAAACATGGGAGATTAAAGATAGAAATTACTACTTAAGTGATAACCGATCTCCACTAACTTATACATTACCATCTAAACACTCAAGAAGATTTCCACTTCTTCATTTTGATGAAGAAACAAGAAGTCAAAGAGAGTTAAGATATGCTACTAATCAAAATAGTCCTTTTGTAGACGAGCAAGACGGTATGGCTACATTAGAACACATAGTGTTTAGAAATGGAACATTAATGGTGCCAAAAGAAAAACAAGCTCTACAAAAACTTTTATCCATATATCATCCTGCAAAAGATAAAAAATATAAAGAACTAGACAGTAAAGTTGAAGCAACTAATGAAATAGAACATATAGAAATTGAGTTTGCTGCATTATCAGCTGCTAGAGATTTAGATATTGACCATTGTGAAGCTATACTTAGAGTTGAAATAGGTTCTAGGGTATCAGGGATGAGTTCTAACGAAGTAAAAAGAGATTTATATATATTTGCTAAAAGAAATCCTGTTTTATTCTTAGAGTTAGTAAATGATGAAAACGTAGAACTTAGAAACTTTGCTATAAAAGCTGCAGAAGCTAAAATAATTAAACTGTCTCAAGATCAAAGAACGTTTAGTTGGGCTAGTAATGGCAAGAAATTAATGCAAGTACCTTTTGACGAACATCCATATTCAGCATTTGCTGTTTATTTAAAAACAGATGAAGGTATTGAAATCTATAAATCTATAGAGAAAAAACTAAAATAACAAGTGATTATAATTAAGGCGGCTATGCGGCCGCCTTTTTTATTACAAAAATATTAAAATGGCTATAAACGTAAACACAGTATATCAAACAGTCTTATTACTACTTAATAAAGAACAAAGAGGCTATATTACTCCTAATGAGTTTAACAAAATAGCCACTCAAGTACAGTTGGAAATATTTGAACAATACTTTGAAGATTTAAATCAACAACTTAGAGGACCTGGTCTTCAAGACGAGTATGCAGATAGAGTAGATAATATAGAAGAAAAAATATCTATATTTAAAACATTTTCTCAAGCAAGTTACTATAGTGAAGATATTAATGGACCTATAGCTAATCCTTATTTTTATTTACCCGCAGATGTGCATCGTATAGGTACTATAATGTATAAGGATGAACAACATTTGCAAATGACTAATAGAGGTGAATATTTACATTTAAACATGTCTAAACTGACTCGTCCAAGTGTAAAATATCCATTATATATACAAGAAGGCAATGTTAGTCCTACCGAACCTACTGAAAGCTTAGTTGTATTATGTTCAGACTGTATAAGAATATATGTTTACCCTGAAGAAATAATAAGTGATATAAGCGTTTCTTACATTAGAAAACCATTAGATGTTATATGGGCATATAGTGTAGGTAATCTTGGTCAATATATATGGGATCAAACACCAAATTCTTCTGGGTCGGTAATTCCAAATACTGGTTCTCAAAACTTTGAAATAGACAGCACTGAGCAAACGGAAGTAATAATAAGAATATTAATGTATTCTGGAGTAGTTATAAGAGATCCACAAATAATTCAAGCTGCCGCAGCTCAAGCTCAAGCCACTGAAGTTAATCAAAAAAGCTAATAAGATATGTCATTTTTAAATAATACTCCCAACGGTGGTTCAATAAAAGAAACCAATCAACAGTACTACGTAGGCACTCAAAGCAACATAGCTAGTTATACTAACTTAGTGTTAGATACTATGGTTTACACATTTGATGAAGTACTAGAAATAGGTTCTTTAGATTCTTGGGACCCTAGTAACTATCAATATCATTTAAACAATTTTTACGTAGAAGTTAGTCCTGACGGTATTTCTCCTTATGAGTTATGGGACGGGACTGGAGGCGTTAACTCCCCAGCTGGACCAAATGGAACGGGCGGTGGTTTTACTATATCTAGATTTTCTAATACACAATCTTTTAGCGTTTTAAAATTTAACAATCCCGATGCTGTTACAGACGGATACTACGTTAGAGTAAAGTTAAAGTCTCAACTAGTTGATGGTGCACCTAACTATGGTGATTATCAATATTTATCTATATTTGAATTAGTTAATAATTTCATGATAGGTTATGTTGGTAACGATAAATTAATAAGTAAAGTTAAAAGATCTGATGTATTGTTTTATGCTAAAAGAGGTTTGCAAGAGTTTTCGTATGATACATTAAGAAGTGTAAAATCAATGGAGTTAACTATACCACCTAGCTTATCAGTTATAATTCCTCAAGATTACGTTAATTATGTAGGTGTTGCTTGGATAGATGGATCAGGTATAAAACATCCTATATACCCAACTAACATAACTGGTAATCCTACAGAGTCACCTATACAAGATACTAATACAACTAATAACCCTTTCGGTTTTAATTTCCCTAGCTCTGGGTATGGTATACCTGTTCAAGATCAATTTGGTGAAAACCTAGAAGGAACGTCTATAACAGAAGGTCAATGGCAAAATAACAACCCAAATGATCAACCTACTGAAGGTGCTATATTTAAAGATGGTATTGGAAACAGTATATATGCAACTAGAGAAATAGCTTTATTAGGTCAAAGGTTTGGTCTACAACCTGAGCTAGCCAACTACAACGGATGGTTTACAATGAACACGCGTGAGGGTAAAATATCTTTTAGCAGTAATCTAAGTGGTAAATTAATAATATTAGATTATATATCTGACGGTTTAGCTTATGATCAAGATACTAAAATACCTAAGTTAGCAGAAGAAGCTTTATATATGCATATAGCTTATAGCATATTAGCAAGCAGGAAAAATGTTCCCGAGTATCTAGTTGCTAGATTTAAAAAAGACAGAAGAGCTCAATTGCGTAATGCAAAAATAAGATTATCAAATATAAAACCCAAAGAGTTTGTCCAAGTTATGAGAGGCAAAGCTAAGTGGATTAAATACTAATTAAATGCCAGAAGCTAAAAATACATTCATCCAGTCCAAAATGAACAAGGATATGGATGGTAGAATATTACCCAATGGTCAATATAGAGATGGTGAAAACATTCAAGTAAGTAGATCAGAAGGAGACGATGTTGGAGCATTAGAAACAGTTTTAGGTAATGTAAAACTTACAGACTTTGGTTTAAGCGATAGAGACTTAAAAACAATTGGAAGTTATTTTGACGACAATAGTAATCGTATATTTTTATTTTTAACTAATTATAGCGATTCTTCACCAAACCAGTTAGACAATGAAGCTATAAACTCTCCAGGAGTTGCTTGTTATATAGTTTCTTATAATGTACAAACACAAGTATCTTCAATATTAGTAGAAGGTGATTTCTTAAACTTCTCTCAAACACACCCAATTATTGGGGTGAATTTATTAGAAAATCTATTGTTTTTTACAGATAATAGAAATCAACCTAGAAAAATAGATATTAATTTAGCCGGTTCTAATTACTATACAACTGAAGATCAAATATCAGTAGCTAAATACTATCCATACACAGCTCCATTGTTGATGAAATATTTACCTAGCAATGCGCCACCTAGAATTAAATGGGAGTCTACAATGACTGACACAACTAGCGAGTATCTACCTATACACACCGCTGCTAAAGTATCAGGTAATGGAATTCCAAACTCAGAAATTGTTCTTGATGGTTATTATTCAAATATCATGCCTAAAACACCTGGATATATTGGAAATCCAAATGGATGTTTAGTTACTGGTGATGGTGTTCCAGATGGTACTACTGTGGATTCTATAACTTTAGGTGTTAATGATACAACTATACATCTTACTCCAACGCCACCTAGCACAATATCTACAGGTACAATATTATATTTTCAATTTAAAAATCCAGAATATGCAGTAAATTGGCCGGGTGATCCTGAATACTTAAAAGAAAGATTTGTTAGATTTAGTTATAGGTTTAAATTTGACAATAATGAATACTCTTTAATAGCTCCTTTCACACAAACAGCTTTTATACCTCAACAAGATGGTTATTTTATAGGTAACAAATATACGGGAACGCAAACCAATAGTACAGATAATACTTCTATTTTTGGTCAAGAAGCAGAAACTTTTGACTCTACTGTTGTTCCTTTCATGCAGAACAAAGTAACTAATATTGAAGTATGTTTAATAGCACCAACCGCAGGTAATCTTAATAATTCTAGTTTTCCAGAATATATAAATTGGTCTGAAATAAACAAAACTTTAAAAGTTATAGAGATTGATATATTAATAAAAGACTCTTCTAGTAACAACGTGTATGTTGTTGAAACACTTGGTTTATCACAATTTAAAAATGTAGATAGTGAATACTTACTATATGATTATCAAAGTAAGAAACCTTGGAGAGTTCTACCTACAGATCAAGTAACTAGAGTAAGTGATGTTGTACCACTTAAAGCTCTAGCTCAAGAAGTATCTGGAAATAGATTAATGTATGCAAATTTTGTTGAAAAACACGCTTCACCCGAAAGGTTAGACTACCACCTTTCAGTTGGGCAAAAACCTTTTATACCTTACGATTTAGGAGAAGTTGGATTAAATGAAGAAACTAGTTATATTAGAAAAGAATATCAAAACCATACTCTAAAGCAAAATAGAACATATCAAGTTGGAGTAGTGTTATCTGATAGGTACGGTAGAAAATCAAATGTAATACTTTCTGAGTTAGTAGATTTTCAAGAAAATCCAAGTGCAAAAAAGAACTCAACTATATTCCATAACTACGCAAATTCTAATAGTTTAATAATATATGACAAGGACCAAATACCTAACGAAGATGCTAACACTTGGCCAGGAGACAATTTAAGTATTACATGGAACAACGTGATACCAGAAGAACCAAGTCAAGATGGTTATCCTGGTGTGTATTCTGTTAATGATCGAACTTTACAAAGTGTATTATTAAACGTAGGTCTTACAGGCACTTTTCCACCAAATGATGATTGCAATATTTTAGTAAAAAATACTCTTGCTGGTGAAGCGACCGCGGAAGCATCTATAAAAGCTTATAGCGATGCTGAAGGAAAAATATCTGAAATTGTAGTTAACTCTTCTAACAACGGGTGGGAAAACGGAATGAATGTAGTAGCTGATTTTTCTAGTGGGCTCCCGTGTAATGGTTGGGATGATCAAACTTTTACAGGTAATGCGGTTTGCCCCGCTGACAGACCTTTAGGTTGGTATAGTTACAATATAGTTGTAAAACAAACAGAACAAGAATATTATAATGTTTACATGCCTAGTGCTTTAGCTGGTTACCCATGTAATCAAAACGTTGATGGCGCTGTTGATGAGTTATATGGTGAAACTCCTAAAATGATTTATCCTTTAGGGCAAGATAAAGCAACATCTCATTTAACTTTAATTGGAGATAATATCAATAAAATACCTAGAGACTTAAACGAAGTTGGTCCTGAGCAAAAGTCTTTTAGAAGTTCAGAAAGACTATTTCATAGAGTAGAAGGTATATTATTTAAAGATAATTTAGATCAACAACAATACTCTAGTCAACCTTATTCACCCTCTTTAACAGGAGATAAAGTTGTTACAATATCAAATATGTCAAAATTAGACTTAGGTAATTTAATAACTAATCCTGCTTATCCTATACTACCCAATTCAATATACAAAGCAGAAACCGATCCTTTTGTAGCTAGAATAAGTACAGATAAAAGGTTTGGTATAGTAGCTGGTGACAGTGTCAATCCTTGCATTAGTACAGATAGTAAACCAAATCCTGATGATCCATTACTACCTCCACTTATAGATGTTAATAACACTCAGTTCGCTATTGGACCCGTGCTTAGTGTTAGTGAAACTAAACCTGTAGAAAGCTTATTAGATATATTTTGGGAAACTTCTACTAGTGGTTTAATAAGTGAGTTAAACGATAATATTAAAAATACAGATAATACAGCTCCGTCTGGTATTTCACCAGTTTCTATAAGTTGGAGTGAAGGTGATCCGTATGGTGCCTCTATATCTGGACAGTTTTCTGCAATTGGTCCAACCGGTTTAGTGTTAGTTGGTACTTCAGAAATATCTTTAGTTGGTGTTACTAGAGGTGATAATGTTCCTTGTCTTGATCAATTTGAGCTAGTTCAATTAGGTTTTGGTGAGGTTGAATTAAAAATAGCTTCATCAAGCCCAACCAATCCAGGATTTTTACATTGGCAAGATCAACTAAAAAACCAATACGATTTTGAGTTTGAAGTAAAAAACACAACAACAGGGGCTGTAGCTACAACCTTTTTAACAGGTTTTTTAAATAACAAGCCACCAGTAGAAAGATTAGAAGCTATTGATAGTAATAATAACGTTGTTGAAATAAACTGGGTAGATGTAAAAGAATCTATATGCTTAAGAGGTAGTCTAGACACTCAGTCACAAAGAGAAAATGCGCAAACAATGTCTTTAAAAGCTGTTGAAGGTAGTCAAAAGTTTGGTCTTAGATTGGAATCTAATATGTTTATAGATTGGAGAAGTTACGTTGACCCTGAATCTTCTTTTGCAAATGGTGTAGTTAATTTTGGAGTTATAGAGCCAACCACAGTGAAGTATATTAATGCTGCTCCATATTTCAATGAGTCTTCTCCTTGTTGTATAGACACAAATGAAGACAGTGGTAAAATTAGACAATCAGGAATGTACGATTTTGGGTGGTTTGGTGGGCCAACGTTACCCGGTACTCAAGCTGACAAAAATGGTGATGGCAGATTTAGGCCAACTACTTACCAACCAGGTGACAGTAACTTAAATAGTTGTACATATTCTCAAAAAATATATGCACCAGACCCTAGTTTATACCCTGTTAATAACGATATATATCCAGTTCCTGGTAATAGTAATGATAAATTAAAAATGCCTAAATACTTTAGAGGATCTCAAGGTTTTTCAAGTCAGCCAGATATAAAGTTTAATAGTTCTATACTTCAAGAAACTGCATTTACCAAAACTGTAGAAACAAACACAGGTGACGCTGATTGGGACGGTTCTTTTGCTGTTATGAATGGAGAATTTGGTAGTGAAATAGGTGAAAGTTGGCCAAATATAAGTGGTTCACCATCAGGCATAGGAACTGCATTAGAAGTACAGTGGTCTATTCCTAGAATGTACCAAGTTAGTATGATGATGCCGCATGGTAATGAAATACCACCCAGGTTCAACTCTGGCCTTGCACAAATTATGGAGTGTTTTGGAGATAAAAACTTTGTAACAAAATTTCCTTTTGACCAGCCTCGTTACTGGGAAATGCCTTCAAGAACATCCTTCCCTCAAGGTGTACCTAAAACATCAGGATCTAAGTATTTTGATATTCAACCTGGTGGTGAAGTTATATTCGGTTTAATACCTGAGACTGTAATAAACAGCTTAAATACAAACGATAGAAATTCTATATTAAAATATTTACCAAAGGGTCCAATATACTGGGATAATAGTTCTAATTCTACTAGAGGTGGTTTTCAAGGAGAAAGTCAATTAGATCCAGAGAATAAACTTGGAGAACAAATAGTTGGTATTAAATATAACAACTATACCACTAATGATGCACCATCAGCATATGCTCACCACTATTGGCCAGATATAAATGGTTTACTTCAAACTGATCCAGATACTCTTTATGCAGACTTCAAAAGTGGTAATCTATCATCTGCTCCAGATTTTATGAAAATAAGAAACGGCGCAAACACTTTTTATCAGTTTAACAATCAACACGCTGCTTATACAAGTTTAGTCAATTGCGGTGACTCTGATCAATATGACTTTTTTCCATTCTTTTCAAATGCTGCAAAAACTATTGGTGAATGGTTACCTAACGCATCTCAAGTAGCTAATGCCATGGGTCATTTGTTTTATTTAGGAGGTATTAACAACTCTGGTTATGGTAGTTCTACAAATGGTCAAACGTTTTTTATACAACCTGAACAAATACAACCTGGCTATCGAAAAGCAAAAGCTAAAATTCACGCTGGACCTGTAGGTAGCGTTTCTGAAGCTTGGGATGGTCCTAATGATTTTGGTATTGGTTTACCAGGTGGTAGATATGTTGTTACAGTAAGAGCAACCGATGCAGGTGGCGATGGCGCTTTCGTAGAGTGGGATGTACCTGTATATTTACCATGGTGGAGCACTAGAACAAATACACCTTTAAGGTTGAACTCGTAAAAAATTAAAAAATAAAGTGATTATATATTATGGCTTATCAAATACCAATTAAATATTTCAACGCTTTTTGGTTAAAAAAAGTAGTGGGAAGCACAGACAAAACTTCCACAGGTGATTATGCTTCTACAGTAACAACTGAAGTTAAAGTTGGAGGTTCTGAAAGCTCTATTGGAACTACTGAGGGTCGTTATGTAATACCAACATGGCCTGGTTTACCTTGGGGTAGTAAATTATTTAAACCTGATTCTTCAGGTCAAAACCCTGATGTGTTAATGCCATATCCATGTTTTCCTTGGGGAGGAAGAAATTGGAATGATTATGCTCCTGTAGTTTGGAATTTTTATGATAATGCTCAAAATGGTGCTTATAGAGTTTCACAAGGGTTACCTCCATCACCAACTAATGGTGGAAAAGTTGCTTTAACAAGCACAGCACCGGGTAACGGATCTGATGCGTATTTTTCTGTAGGTGATATTGTTAACGTACAACAAACATCCACAACACCAACAAATCCACAATACAATGGTCAACATACAATATTAGAAAAACCAGATGCTAATACCATAGTGTTAGATGTATCATTTGGTGGATCTTCTCCTGTAGAGGGCGGAACTGTTACTCAAGGCAGTCAAGACTTACCATCTTGTGGTGGGAGTTTGGTTAGTAGAAATCCTAATGAAGAATTAGGCAAGGAGAGACAATGGGCAATTGAAGAAGCTAGAATATTTGGTGGATACAATAACACCACTTTGGATTTTGGTGTTAAAGCCTATACTGTTGAAGAAGATAATCAACAAACAGTTAGAAGTTCTTCATTGATTTATTCTGGAATATTCAACTCATTAACTGGTATAAACAATACAAATGTTTTTTCCACAGCAAATCCAATAACAAAAAGTGTTGATCCAGAAAATGGGTCTATTCAAAAGCTTTATGCTTACGATACAAACTTAACTATATTTCAAGAAAACAAAGTTAGTAAAGCATTGATAGATAAAGATGCAATATACTCCGCTGAAGGTGTTGGAACACCTGTTTCTTCCACTAAAATGGTTATAGGTCAAATTGTTCCATATACTGGTGAATTTGGTATAAGTAAGAATCCTGAGTCGTGGGCTCAATTTGGTTTTAGACAATATTTTACAGATAAATATAGAAATGCTGTGATGAGACTGTCTAGAGACGGTTTAACTGAAATATCTTCATATGGTATGACTGATTATTTTAGAGATAGGTTTTCTACTATAGATGACAAACCTTTAAGAAGATCTTTATCTTTTAAGTACTTTGACGAAGGTTTATTACCTGAACAATATATTAATAATTTTTTAGTTGTAAACGCAGAGTGTGGCGTTGAAAATATAGTTGTAGGTTCTTCTATGCAAATAAATAATATACAAGTTCCTGGATTATTTGTTACAAACGTACAAGGTAATCTTATAACAGTTTCACTTCCCTGGAGACCAGATACTTTTAACACTGAATCATATAGTGATATAGTAAAAAACTACCCGGTTTCATTTATAAGTTATGTTTATGATGAGCTGTTAGGTGGTTTTGATAATCATAATAAAAATTATGTATTATCTATAAAAGATGGTGTTACACAACCATGTGCTGCGGTTTCAGAAGGTAGAGAAGTTGGTGATAATTTTGATTATACAGATCAGTTTAGAACATATAACACTTTTAACACTCTTAATTTTGATGAAAGTATAAATGGTTGGGTTAGTTTTTATAGTTATAATCCTACGGTAATAGGTAGTTTAAAAAATGAATTTTACACTGTTGATAACTTCGACTTATACCAACATTATCAAGGAGGTCAACTAAATCATGGTAATTTTTATGGTACACAATATAAATCTTCAATAGAGTTTATATTTAATCCTAAGCCATCTATTTCTAAAAACTTTCAAACAATAGGATACGAAGGTAGTAGTGGTTGGCAAGTAGAGTATTTTGTGTCAGATAGTACTGCGGCGTTGTTTAATACTTTTACAGGTACTTACTACCCAGCTCAAGATACAGTAAATGCTATTCCAAGCTTGCAAGAGGGAGAATATACAGATCCTAATACTCAAATGCAACAACATGCTGGATTTTATTTAAAAGAAAACAAGTATGTAGCTAACTTGGTTAATGCTTCACAACCTTTTAATGGTGAGGTAGTTTTTGGTAACTCAATGAGCGGTATAAAAGGTTTTTATACGACAGTTAAATTAAGCACAGATGATTCTACTCAACTTGGTGGAGTTAAAGAGTTATACTGCGTATCAAGTAAATTTGTGGTATCATCACAATAATATTATATGAAATTAAATACAAGACAATTACAACAAGAAGATTTAGATACAATAAGAAAATGGTGGGAAGCTTGGCCTGATTGGGTTGACCCGGGTGAAGGGTTTTTACCTAAAACAGGTTTAGTTGTAACTTCTAATGATAAATTAATAATGGCTTCTTTTGTGTATCTAACAAATGCAGATGTAGCTTTATATGAATGGATCATATCGGATCCAGACTATAGAGAAGAAGATAGACAAGAAGCTATAGAATTAATGACTATTGAAGCTGAAAAAATGGTTAAAAGCTTAGGATATAAGTTTTTATTTTCTATTTGCAGACACAAGAAACTTGGAGAAACGTATAAAAAATTAGGGTGGCATAAAGACGAAGAGCCATCATTTGAATTTGTAAAACTTATAAAATAAATAAATATGGCATTAGTAACAGCAGCCGTAGTTGGAACAGTAGTAGGAGCGGGTATGGGTATAGCATCCGCTGTAAAAGCTGGTAACGACCAACGTGAGGCAGAGAGAAAACTAAGAGAACAAGAAGCAATGATAAAAACTCTTGAAGACTCTAGACAAGAAGTAATAAACCCAATGGCTGGATTAACCAACGAAGCTGAAAAAGTTGGTGTTGCTACACAAGCCGCTAAGTTTCAAGCTGAAGAAGCAGATCAAGCATTAGCTAACACTTTAGACACTATTCTACAAACAGGTGGTGGAGCAGCTGGTGCTACAGCATTAGCTCAAATGGCTCTTAAATCTAAGCAAGGTATATCAGCAGATATTCAAAAACAAGAAAGACAAAATGCTGTAAACATAGCTAATTCACAACAAGTTATTAACCAACAAATAGCTGAAGGCGAAAAATTTGCTTGGCAATATCAAGAAAGTAGAGAATTACAAAAACTTAATAGAGCGCAGAATTTAGCAGATAAGTTTGAAGCTCAAAGTTTTGCTGCTGAACAAGCTAAATGGGAAGCTTACGGTAATATAGCTGGTAGTGTTGTTAGTGGTGTAGGTAATATTGCTGGTGCTGTAAATACAACACAAATGCAAGGTCAATATGATCAATACTTAGAACAGGCTGGTTCTAATGCTGTAGGCTATAATGAATTCGTTGGTCAAGGATCAATTAGAGAATAAAAAATAAATAATATTATGGGCTACGAAAATCCAAGAATACAGATAAACCAAACTAACGCTGAAATTAACAAGCAGGTAAAGAACTTTAATCAAGATTTTAATGAAGAGTTCGATGCTATTAATGCTCAACAAGCTGCTAACATAGAAGCTAATATGGAAATATTGGAAGAACAGCAGAAGAAAAGAGCTATGGGTGACGAGATGTGGTATCAGCAAGTAGAAAAATATAAGCCAAAAGGTGACTATGCTAAAGATACTAAAGCTTTTTTACACAATATGCATAATAAGTATTATGAACTTTTAGGATGTGAAACTAGTGAGTGTAGAGAACAATTAGAGAGTTTAAAAAATGTACCTAGACAGTTATCAGAAGTTGGTGGAGCATGGACGAGCATGAATGAAAAATATAATGAAGCTGGTGGTAAAAAACTATTCGCACCGGGATCATTAAATGCTAGAACACCAAACTACGTTATGCAAGTAATGGAAAACGGTGGTACAACTAAGAAAGTTTATAACGAAAAAACTGGCCATGTAGAGTTTGAGGTATATGATGCTAAAGGCGGTCGTGTAATGGAGTTGGATAAAAATGGTAAAAAAACAAATAATCCATTAATGGTTGATGCTGTTGATTTTACTAAAGGTGCTTTAAGTGGTGATATTAATGTTAATACTTACGGTGATCCATCTGGTTTGAGAAAAGAATTTCAAGCAGGTATAGCTAAAGACATGGAATACGATGACTATATTAAAAAAGTTGCTGACAACAGCAATCAGTATAATAAAAAAGGTTATGAAGACTATACAGAAGCTAATAATCTATATAAGCAAAATCTAGCAGGATCAAACGCTGGAGCTTTAATGGATGATAAAAAGATAATGACTGATAATTACCCTGTAATAATAAATGGTTTGTTTGAACAAGCTAAAGCTGGAGATCCTAAAGCTTTGGCTTCTTTAGAAAAACTAGATCAACAAACTGGAGGTAAAATACTAGGTGGCGATGGTTTAGGAGGTACTAATGATTTAGATTTATCAAGCGGTTTAGCTGTTCAGTCAGCTATAGGCATGTGGGACAATAGTGACATACAAAGAGAAGCAGCTGATGCTTATTTCAAGTATTATGACGAGTCTTCAAACTTGTTAAAGCCAGATAGAATAGACAAAACACAAAGTATTAGTTCACAAACTAGTTCTGAGAGAAGAGCTCAAGAAAAATTTAATATTAGTAAACTCGAAGGTATAGCTAAACTTAAAGCTGCAAATAATGAAAAGGAGTTTGTTACTAATTTTGATAATATGTTTGCTAATGCTAAATCAGAAAGCGATGTTGCCGAGATTTTAGATGATCTTAAGAACTTTAAAATGAGTAATAGCAATAAAGGTAGTGGTAGTATTTTAGAGTTCACAGGCGATGAACCAAAAGACCGCAGAATGGACACAGAGGATAATGGAGATGGTACTTTCTCTATAACCTTAAAGAAAATCTCTAGAGATCCTAAAACAAACGATATTATTGTAGGAGATGCGGTAAGAAGTTATAATACTGGTAATGCTAATGATATGAACACTCTTAGAAGAGACTTTGGCATAAACAACAAAACTTACAAATTACAAGGCGAAACTTCTACTAAAGAAGAAGAACAAACTACTCCTGCTGTTAAACAAAACAACCCACTAAATGCTGCTAGTTTTAATAAAAACAATCAACCTAAACCAAAAGTAGAGGCTAAAAGTAATTTTGTTCCAGATCCAAATATAAACTATGAAAGTTTACCAATGATGGATAAAAGAAGAATAGAGTATGATAACTGGAAGCAATCACAACAACCTCAAACAACTCAAGCACCTGCTCCTGAAGTTAAACCTACTCCTGAAGTTAAACCTACTCCTGAAGTAAAAGCAACAACACAGTCAAGTAGAGACTTTAAATCTGAAAATAAAAAGCAAGAAGATTTAATGAGAAACTCTGAAGTTATTTATGGTGGTAGATCAGGTGATAATACTTATGGTTTAACAGATTATAAAGATTATGATTTTCAATATTACTTAAATAGTAAAGACCAAGTACAAGAAGGAGTTAATAAAGACGGTAAAAAGGCTACGTATTGGGGAGGTGATCAACCTAAAAAAGGTTTGAAAACAGATTTAGGTGGAAAAGTTTATGATGGATTATCTGATGGACAGCAAGCAATGATGAGAATGCAGCATGTTAATATAGGTTGGGATCCTAGAGTTACTATGCTATTAGCGTCTGGAGCAATCAAGCCTAGTGAAAGAGGAGAATATCTTAGAGATTACAATAAAACAACTACTAAATACAACGATAATAAAGCTAAGTTTAAAAATATAGATGATCAAAAAATGTTTGATCAATGGGTGGATTTATATGCGAATAGTGAACCAAATGAAAAAGGGTTACAAAAACAATATAAAAGAAGAGTAGAAGATATTGCTAAAGGTTATGGATACACTTTAACAAAAGAACAACTTGCTAAGTTTAAAGTATAATATAATATGAACGAAGACTATTTACAGTTATTATTCTCTGCTTACGGCGACGAAGTAGGAAATGATTATGATGCTTTTAAAACCGCCATGAGTAATGAAGACTACTCAAGAATGTTATTTGAAACTCACTCTGAAGAATTAGGTGATGATTATGCAGAGTTTAACAAAGCTGTAGGTATAAACATCGAACCATATGTTGAACCAGAGGAAGAAGTTTCTATATCTGGAGATTACGGGGTAAAAGAACAAGATGTTTTTCAAACTACCGAACCAACTAAATCAAAGTTTAGTAAAGATATATCTTACAACGACTTTAACATGAAAGGGCAAAATTCAGCTTTTGATAATGCTGAAGAGAATTTAGAAAAAAAGCTAGCTTCTCAATATCCTAATCTCACTTTTGACACGCCTATAATGAATGGTGGTGTGTCTAATGATATGCTAGATGTAACTAATGAAGATGGAGAAGTATTTAGATGGCAGATGAATACAGATTACAATGCTGGTAAAAGAAGTTCAAGTGGTGAGTATACAGTTGTAGATCCAGAAAATAGAGAGCAAGAAAGTAGAAATAACTATATAGATTTTCTAGAGTTTGCCAATAAATCTAAATACAAAGATGGCAAGTATCAAAACTCTGATGATATAAGAACTCTAGGTCCAGATTATGTGGTTAAAAATGAACAAGGTCAAGATGTAGAAATGCAAGTTACTCCTGGTTTAACTCAAAAAGCAATATCTATAATGAGATCAAATCCAAATGTAACATCGTTAGATGAAGCTATAGATTTAGCTGTTGACACTGAGTTTGGACAAATGAATATAGCTTGGCAAGAGTCTATTCAAAATAAAAAAGCTAAGAAAAACTTTGATTTTAAAAACGAAGTTAAATCATTAGTTTCTAATAACAATTTTAACCCTAATATAATTGGTGATGACTTAGATGGTGATATAAACAAAACCATAGAAACTTTAGAAAGTCTAGGCATGCCAAAAGAAGTTATATCCTCTGCTGAAAACACCGCGCGTGTAAACAGTCAAGGTCAAAGCATTAGCCCTAAAGCAGATTACCAAGAAAAATTAAATAATGTCAGAGCTTGGTTAGATGGTTCACAAACATGGGGAGAAAATACTGAAGGACCATTAATTACTAAGGCTTATAACGAACTTGTTGACCAAAGAAGTAAAGAACAAGTAGATAATGATATTAAACAAGGGGTAATAGAAGCTGGTGTTAACCAAGAGCAGGTATTAAAAAGACAAGAACAATTGTTAAATGCTGAAGGTAATACACTGAGTAAAGAGCAAGCTTTATTACAAGCGGAAAAAGATGTAATAGCTTTGACTGTTCAAGATATTAAAACAAAAAAAGCTAAAGAAGATGGTGATAGAATTTTAAAAGCTGAACTACCTTATTATGAAGGTAAAAGTAAAGATAAAATAGAAGAACTACAGTCTGAACTAGCTGAAATAAAGAAATTAGAAGAAGGGCAAGAAAAAACAATAAAATATAAAGAGTATTTAGATAAAGTTAGAAGTTTCTTAGATGATGATGAAATTAACTTATTAAAACAAGGTGATAAGTTTGTAAGAAAAGATAGACAAGAACAATTAGATAATTTAAATTCAAACGCTAAAAACATTGTTAAAGATTTACTTTTAGATGCTCCAGACAAGTTAGATGAAAAGTTACTAGATACAGATACTGAATTATTAAATTTAGCTAAAGAAATAAAAAGAAAAGGTTTAAGCGAGACACTTAATGAAGGTAGTATTTTACAAATGTTTGGAGCTGCAGGCCAAGAACTTGTAGGAGCAGAAGGAAGTGCTTATGAAGATTTTAGAAAAATAGAAAAATGGATTGAAACAGGTGAAATGCCTGATTTATTAACTCCATTACCAGTCTCAACAACAGACAGTTATTTATTCGATAAATATGGTGATGCTAGTGGTCAAGATCCTTTAGTGAAAAAATATAATGATTTACTTGAGTATAGGTCTACCTTACTCCTTGCGCAGAGTTTAAATGCAGATCCAACTTCTTTTGGTAAAACAGAAAGTGGTGTTGGTAGATTTTTAGAAGGTGTGGTAGAGGCCACTCCTGAAGCTGTAGGTATGAACAGTGGTTTAACTAAAGATAAACAACGTGAATTAGGTTTTGACATCTTAGAGGATGTCTATGGTATCAAGAAAACAGATAAAGACAAAGCTAATCTACATCATATAGAACACGATCTGTGGAAAAGCTCTGGTGAAATGATACCTGGCTTAATGAGAATGGGAGCTGAGATATATTTAACAACTTTAGCAACTGGTGGTGTGGGATTTGGCCCTGCGGTTTTAAGAGCTGCTACTTTTAGAACTTTACTAAGAAGTGGAGTATCAAGCAGCATGGCTAAGAACATCGCTACTTATGGCAGCGCTGTAATGACAGAGTACGTAGGCTTGCAAGGTAGTAATGCAATGGAAAGATCTTTAGATTTTGGACCAGGTATAGAAAATCCAGAATTATTTGCCTTAACAGCTAGTGCTATAAGGTTAAAAGGTGCACAAGCTTCTAGCAAGTTTAATAAAGCCATTGTAGATACTTACAAAACAGGTTCTAATGCGCAAAGAAATGCTTTAGAATATTTTTATGCTTTTCCTACTACAGCATCTACAGAAGCTGGAGCTTTAAAATATACTGGTAGTTTGATTGATAGATCAGTTAAGTCTTTAAGTAGAACCACAATAGCTGCTGGAAGTAAAGTAACTGGAGCTGCTGGTGGTGCTATGACTATAAGCACGGCTGATAATGTTGGTGCAGTTTTAGCAGGTGATAAAACCGTTGCTCAAGCTTTAAACGATGTTACCAATCCTGATCATTTAATGGAGTTAGGCGGAGCTTTATTGTTTTTAGGTATGTCTAGACCAGACAAGTATAGTAAACAGACTATAGAGAGGTTTAGAACAGAGGTAGATTTAATAAGAGGAAACAACCCTCAGTGGAACAAGCTCAGAAGATCTCTTGGCATGAAAACTGTTTCTGATAAAAGTGAAGAGTATAGCCAAGGTGAAGAAGCTTTTTCTGAAAGAGTTGATGAAGCTTTAGAATTAAAGAAAGAAGAAATAAACAACAGTAATAAATCCGAGTCTCAAAAAAGTCAAGAAATATCTGCGTTAGAATTTAATGCTAATAGATTAAAATTAAAAATACCTTTAGATGTTTTAGCTAAAGATTTAGCAAATCCAGCAGTTATGGGTAGTTACAAGGAATTAGAGCAAGCTGCTTATGCTATATCCGTAGGAGGTTTTAATGCTAAGAACTTGTCTGTTATAGAAGCTGCATCTTTCACTAGTGACGGAACGTCTGGTGTTAAAATGTTAGAGTTTTATGGATTAGACGCTGCTCAAGCTCAACAAGTTGTAGATTTTAGTTATTCAATGAGAGACGTAGCTAAAAGACATTTTCAAGGAGACTTAACTAATGCTAATTTCCAAAAGTATATAGACGAATCTATAACAGAAAGTAGATTAGAATCTTCTAAGGAAAAAATAAAGAAAGATTATGAAGCTAAACGTATAGACAAAGCTGATTATGAAACTCAAATAGAAGAAATAGATGCTCAACTAGATGTCAACTTAAGATCTAAAAAGCAATTACTTGAAGCTGCTAAAGTAGAAAGAGCAGGTAAAGAGTTAGAAAAAATTGAAGAGTACGAGAAAGCAGGTTTTGAAATTAAAAAAATGAACGATGCTGAAATGGAGAAATTCATGGAAGATAATGGTGGTAATTTTAGTTCAACTGGTTTTGGTTATCAAGGTGTTGTTAATGGTAAGTCTATAGCTCTAATTAATACAGATGCTACAGCGAGAGAAAATGTTGGTGGAACAGAGGTACATGAAATATGGCATCATCCATTTGAAAGAAGATTAGGTAGTGAAGCTATGGCTAGCAGAGTAGAATCTTTAATGAAAGATGAAAAGCTAACTAAAAAACAAGCAACTAACAAAGTTAATAAAGAAGCTAGAGATTATATAAATGGTCTTCAAAAAGCTTTAAAAAATAGAGGCATACTTGACATTGTTAAAGAGGAAATGTCTAAAAGACCCGGTTATAGAGACGCAATATTTGATGAAATATTTCAAGGTAAAGAAATTCCTTTGTCTGAAATGAAGGAGTTTATCAATGAGTTTATACAACTTAATGAAAACGGAGCATTTAATAATTTAAAATCTGAAGCACAAAGAAAATCTAGTGACAAGCAAAGTACTAAAGAACTTACAGAAAAAGAATATCAAGAATCTTTAAATGATCCTATTAAGTTTGTAGACTTTGTTTTAACTGGTAAATATAATAGTAAAAACATTAATGAGTTTTTAAAGCGTGAAGCAGATGCTTTAGGTGCTGAAAGTAAAACTACAG